ATTTCAGATTGAAGGCCATCTGTAACCATCTTATCTAGGGCTTCTACCATTATACTTTTATCGTGTTCATAACGTTGTGCAAATTCTTCTCTTAACTCTGCACGTACTTGCTCTTTAGCTTCATTCAATTTAGATTCCCATGCCTCGTTTATAGCTTGGCTGGTTTCTTCATTGATGATACCTGTTTCAAGTAATGGTTTGATAGCATCAAACATGCTGTTTCCCCTTTATATCTTGAGGTTCTTAATAAGGCGAGTTACCTCTTCTTTTAAGAACTTCTGTACTTTTTTGTCGTTTTGTGCATCTTTTGCTATATCCAAAACTCTATGACCATGTCTCATATTCATAAGACCTTCATAGATTGCTTTAGGGTATGCATTCGGAGCACTTGGCTGTGCGACAATATCCACAGTGACTATTTCAAAGTCACTAACCTTTCCTGTTGCATCGTCAACGTTGCCGCTGCCTCTGCTTGAGACTCCTAACTTCACTCCACTTTCTAACATTGTTGATACAAGTTGTCCCATTGGAGTTGGTAATATTTTTAATTTGCCGAAACCGTTAGCACCATCCATCCACATTGATGTAATCATATGTGATACACGGTCTAAGTTTATTTTTAAATCATCAGGGTGATCTACTTCACCTAATACTGAGTTGCCTTCTGTAATCTGTTCATTTAGAGTTTGTACAGCTGCTTCAATTTCAGATACGGGGTAAATGCGTTCATTGGCATTTCTTACCCCACCCTGAATGAAAATCCCTTTCATGTAAAGGGACTTCTTATCGCCGTCTTCTTTAACACTTTCCACAACCATGCTTGCACGGTCAAATGTTAAATTTTCCTTAAGATACAAAGCCATTATCTCAGGTTACCTTACTTCTTAACGATTCTTTTTGTAGCTTGTTGTGCTACTGGCTTCTTAACAGATTTCTTAGATTCAACTACAGATTTCTTGTTAACTCCGTCATCACCTTGTTTAGCTTTAGGTGCTGTTTCGCCCTTTTCTTTAAACTTGAAGCTATTTGGACTATTGCCATATGTGCCTGCATGTTTAATATCTTTAGTTGCTGGATTTAATACACCACCTTGTGTACCACCCTTACCACCGTCACCGCCTTTAGCAATGTTTTGTGTACCAGCACCGTTAGAACTAATCATTGAATTCTTACCTGCTACTGGGCTTTTTGTTTGTTGTCCGTTATCACCATGAGTTACAGAAACTTTCTTTAATTGGATAGCTTCGTCTACTTTCTTAGACTCATCTTCTTCCTCATCTTCGTCTTCTTCTTCCTCATCGTCTTCTTCTTTAGATTCCATCATGTCTTGATCTTCATCGCCCATCATGTCTTCATCGCCCATATCTTCAGAGCCTTCTTCATGACCTTCTTCATTGCCCATGATTTCTTCAAACTCAGCCATTAACTGGTCTAGTTTGTCTTCTAAGTCAACTACACGGTCTTCTAATTCTTCTTCACCGCCTTCGTGATCCATGTCGTCAGAATCTAAATCCATTTCGTCATCGTCACCTAAGCCGTCTTGGTCATCAACTTCAATGTCAGAAAACTCATCATCTTCTTCATGCATACCAACTTCTTCTGCGTGAGTTTGATCACCTAGTTCGTCTAGCATACCCATTGAACTGTCTTCGCCAGACATTTCGTTCATTTCTTCGTCCATTAAATTTTCATAGATTTGGCGTGATTTCTCAACCACGATATCGTGAAATAATGCACGTGCTTGTTCTTCGTTCTCATTGATAATTAAATCAATAAGTTGTTCAAATTTTTTGTTATCCATTGTTGTCTCCTGTGAATGTAAAATGGCTTTGTATATGATATTTACACATTAGCGTGAAATACTAGTCAATAAGTGCTATTTTTTTGCGTTTTTGATATAAAACTGTAATATTTTATAGAGTTGGCATGCCTTCCTGTGCTACAGGTGCATATTGTTTGCGTACTTTTTTAAGATTAGATACATGTTCAAAGTTACGAACATCATTCATTTTGCGTAATTTTCTAATTTGACGTAAGGTTAACTTAGTCTTACGTGTGTCTTTTAATTTGAGTTGGCTATTATCTGACCCGGTATCTTGATACCCAGGAGTCGCTTTGTCAAACATCTCAAATAATTTCATAGTAATTTATTTATCATAAATTTGGTGCGCCAGCTGGAGCTCCGGCGCCACCTGCAGGCATTGTTTCAGGTCCACCTACTGCAGGTGGCAATTCAGGACTCATACCTGCTTCTGGATTGTTTTCCATATCTTGCATTTCTTCAGCAGATTCAGTATCACTTTCAATGTCACCTTGATTGATACCAATACTACGCAAATCACTACCTTTAGTTTCACTATCTTCTGGCTTCTCACGTTCTTCAAACCATGCTCTACTATTCTCATCAATTTCTTCTTTAGTAAGACCCAAGAAACGTTCCATTGCAAAACGTTTAGAAATATAAGGGAATGCTTCCATTGTTTGAAATATACTAACACGTGCAGTATCTAATTCGCTTTGGCGATATGCAGCAAAGTTTTGTGGTGCATTGAATTTTAAATCAAACAATCCACTATCAATATTCAAACCTCTCCAACGCATGAATAGTTTAAATTCTTCATTTAACTTATGTGCCAAATAGTTTTGCAATCTTTCACAATATTGATTAAATCTAAACTCTTGTATCATTGCAGTTCCAACACGACCATCTGCTAATGGAGTTGGACTATCTTCAGGACCTTGTGGTAAATAACTGCTTGGAACACGTAAACCACGTGCTAATCTGTTATTAAAATAACGCAAGTCATCAATCTCACCCAAGTTTTGGCCACCTGGCAATGTTGTTACATCACTACCACGACCACCTTCACCAACTGGAAAGAAATAGTCTTCGTTCATACTTAATGGATTATACGTAGCATCTACAATACTTGTACCGCCACCTACGCTTGGAATACGTCTTTGGTGAATTTCATTCTTAACTCTATCAACGAACGCCATTGCCATATGTGCTGGCATATTACCTACGTCAATCTTAAACACTCTACGTTCTGGTGCACGTTGTACACGATAGATTAGAATAGCATCTTCAAGCAATTCTTTTTGCTTGTAAACTTTAAATATATTTTCTAATACTGATTGACCAAAAGGCCAATATCTATCTAACCCTTCTGTTAAACTTAAATGTAATATATGTTTAGCATCAATAGCTGCTTCGTTTAGTGCTAGACTAAATCTTGATCCAGCAGTGCCAGCTGGCATACTTGGTACAGTATAACCTTGGGCGGCACCTCCGCCTCCTGTTCCACCAAAGCCTGTACTAGGATTAGCTGCAAAGTCTGTACTTACTTTCTCTGCAACTGTTAGATTTTGTAAATTTGGATTGATATCTTTAACTACATATTGTTCAGGCTTCTTGCCTTCGCTTTCGTTAACGATTACTTTAGTAACTTTAACCATATCAACCCAATATAGCTTAAAGTTTTCTGGGTCACGAATGAATATTTGATCTCCATATTTTAAACTATTACGGAAAACTTTGAATATACGTGTATCAAATTCATTCAACTTACACCACTGTTGTAGTTGTTTTTTGATTAGTTCTACTTCATGGGGAGTTGGATCCTCATGAAAAACTATCTCAAAAGGTGTGTTATTCTGTTCATTTTTCTGTGTACTGAACTCAGCAATAATGTCTAAACATGCATTAACTTCAGCATCTACGTCCATCATTTCATATTGGTTATAACGTTCAATACGATTCGGATGCCCTGTATAAACTTCTGGCAAACGACTTTGATAATTCTTATAACCAAAATCATCATTTCTGTAACTACTTGAACCGTTGGGTTCATTACCTGGATAGTCATCACCGTTCCAGGCGCCAGTATTACTACTTCTACCAGAAATAGGGCTTAATGCACCTGATGAATTGGGACGACCGCGGAAGCTCTTTTTATATGCCATAGTGTATTTATGCGGCCATCTTTGTATGTGCTAGAATATCTTGTTGTACTGATAATGAACGGTTAAACAATCTTTCTAAGTTATCCAATTTTGCAACAACTTCTTTGTTATTGTCAACCATAACAGAATTATTATTATTCAATGCACCAACTTGATTCTGGTTTAAAGCAAGATTAGTTTGATCAGCATTGAATTTTGGAGAATTACCAACTGGATTGTTGAAACCTATTTTGCCTCCTGTAACAGTTCCCATACCACCTTGATTTGGAATCACTTCTATATGAATATGAGGTGCTTCTCCCTTTGGATTAGGAGTCTTGGGGTCATACATATTTTGCATACGTATTCTACTATTATTAGCTTTTGCATAATTTTCATATAAATCTTGTAATCTTTTTATTTTGGCATCGTCGGGTGTATCTTTAAAAGTAAAATCAAATGCCTGACCCTTTGGATGCAATGAATTAGAATTTTCAAATTTACCACCTTTTCTTCTACTAGAATCATTTTCATTCATAGATG